GTGGTTCAGTATCAAACGTTCTTTGCACTAATGCAATACAATCACTTCTGCGCATTTGCAAATCAAGCAGCGGAAAAACTTTATTCCATTTTTTAGATGGCTTCATTCTTGCTGCTCTGTGGATTTCATCAGTTGAGAAACCCATTAAAACATTGTATTTTTTTTGTTTAAATTCATTATTACAAAAACGCTCAAAAACTTCACGTTTCCATTTTGCGCTACAGTAAGCAGGCAAACGTCCCTGCGTTCCTTCATTATTTGCAAAAAATGGCGGTAACTCCATATCGCCAGCATATTTAGAATAATCACTTGCTTTAGCAATATAAAATGCAATTCCTGCTTTTTCAAGCATTGGCAACGTAAACGCATGAAGAAAATCAAAAACAATTATTTGTTCGAATCCCGTATCACAAAAAACAAACGCATCAACTTTGATTTTACCTTGCGCTGCTAATATAGCCATTGCAGTTGATTGAACACCTCCACCAAAACTGCATATATTCATTATTATTCCTGTTTAAATTAACCATCAAGTAATTAAACCATAACCCCGCATTGCAAAATTATCAAAAATGCTGCGGTAAAAACTGCTCCCGTCTTTTTTTCGTGCAAGAGGACACGCGTTAGGGTTTAATTCTTCATAGTTAAACCAACCAACCCAGTTATTGATAAATCGCCATAAAGTGATTTCTGAATTGGTTGGTTAAAAAGATTATATTCTAAAAAGTAAAAAAATGTAAATAATAATTTACCATTGTTTTTTTAAAAGGTAACAGTTGCAAATTTTATCTGTTACCTTCCTAAAACCTATGCAGTTATTGGGCTTAAGTGTGTTTTTATATCAAAAAGGTAACAGATAAAAATTTAATTTACCTCTCCAACATTTTTATAATAAATTTATAATTTATAATTTATTCTATAGACTTACTATTATCTGTTACCTGTTACCTTTGGTCTAATAAACGTATATAAATAGCGGACTGCAATAGGTAACAGATAGATTTTTATCTGTTACCTTTTAGGCTTTATCTGTTACCTTTTTTAAAAATCATCATCAACTGCAAGCGTTTCATTGAGCAACTGCCTGCAACGTTCCGCATCTAAATCACGCGATCTTTTTACCCAAACTCGATGCGGTTTACCTTGCCACTTTACCTGCTTATCAAATTTCATATATCCTAAACCTTCTAAAATACGTCTAATGGTCTTGGTGTTTAACTCTGGAAATTCATAGTCACTAAAACTATTTGCTCCCATTGCACTGGTAAGCGCAGAGCTGGAAATAATGCTATCGCTATACCCAACACCGCCTTTTTGTATAAACGTATTTAAATCGCAAATCTCTGCGCCTTTTTCAGCACTAATCATTGATAGTTTTTCTGCTGTCAATGGCGCGTGTCCATAAGGCTTAAAATCCTCACTGATTTTAAAATCAAGAAAAAAGCGTCTAATTGAACCGCCATGATATGTAATAGCGTTTTTTAATTTATCAAAATACTCATATATGTCGCCAACATCGCGTTCCATATCTTGACGATTTAAGTAAGGCGCAAAAATAACCCACCATCTTCGATCGTGATCATTAAGAGGCAAAGCGTCACGGTGATTTGTAAAAGCAATGTAATTAGTTACGTTCACAATAGAATAGTTATCCCTATTCATACGTCTAATGTCTATTGTGGCGTTGGTTATCATCGGCTTTATGGTATCTAGTACATCAAAACGATTGTGTCCAGCCACGCGCAATTCTTCAAGAACAACAACGCAACTCCCCTCTGCCCAGCCGGTAAACTTGTCCTGAAGTGCTGTAGGTGGCAGCGGTTTTACGTTACGCCCACCAAGGCAACACGCGATAACCTCAGCAATGGTGCTTTTTCCATCCCCCTCAAAACCTTGAATCAAAGGTGCAAAATTAATTTTTTTGCCAATGTTTTGAGTGTTGTATGCAATAAAATCAAGCAAAAAACGCGTTTCTTTTTCACGTTTTCCGCAAATATTTCTAATATGCTTAATAACTAAATCAACAGCTAATTTTCCGTCATCGCTTATTTTATCTTCTGCTTGTGGTAAACTATCAACCGAAAAAGCGTTAACGCATTCAAGACCTTCATGTGGAAAAAACTGCAAATTTTGAGGCATATAAATTGCTCGGCTAAAGCACTTTATAAAATTATTGTTTAACGCAAAATTTGCAGCCCCTCTGCTTGCTCCTTCATCTTCGCCATTATCTAAAATTTCCCTTGTGTAATTAGCATCAAACGATTGCTTACTAATTTCTTCTTTTGTGTATAAATGATAAAACTTATCACGATCATTAAGCCAAACCCATGGCAAACAAAAAGCAGGGGTTTCTGGTGATAATTGACGCAACTTTGTTGGTGTTAGTAGTTTTCTTGCAATGCCAACAGATATAATTACATTACCTAAAATTTTAAAACGATTGCGCCATTCACTAATAATGGTTTCACGCCCAATAGCAGATAAATTTAAATCACTTCGTATAGTATCAGCAACAACACCTTCCATATCCGTTACATTTGAACAGCTTGAAATTAATTGTGAAAGCGTTTGTGATGACTGAATACTGAGCGCGGTGGCATTGCGTTTTCTTACCTTATTTGCTTCATAACGCAGAGATGCAACAGTTATTTTTTTTTCACTAGTATCGCGCAAACCGTCCCAAACTTTTACCGTGCAAGCGTCTGGATGCTCAGGACAAGCTGACCATTCTCGCCACAAAACATAGCCTTTATCATAATCCCAACGCTTTAACATAAAGCCAACATGAACCCAGTCATCATGTTGGGTTTTATCCCACTTTTCTTGTATAACTAAATCAGCTCTTATGCCTTCGATTTCATCTTCTATTTGAAATTCTTTAAAATCATCTTCTTCATCGTCAATAACACCAACAACTACTGGCAATAATTTCTGCACGTTGTCAGGCAAAAACCCATCAAACGTCACATCATGCGCCCCGAATTTCTCAAGCATCGGTTTAAGTGATACAAGCCACGCACGAACCTGCTCAACATTAGCACTTGGCAATTCATCAATTGTTGTGTTGATTGGCTCGTCACCTGCGTTTAAATCCCATACATAAGGCTTTTTAGTATCTGGGTGTGTGCCATACGCAATAAACTGTTGACCGTTTGCAAGAATCTCAACGGCTGGGTTTTCCAGTCCATCAAACTTAAATTTTATTTTGTGCTTAGTCATTGCTTCATTAATTCTAATCAGCATCAAGCATTTAGGCTTATTGCCAAACCGAACAGGCGCAAAGCCAAAAGCCGATTGCGCACTAGCCAGAACGCTTTTAGCCATGTCCTCGTTTAATATATCAATATCAATAGCGATTAAACGATCACCCAGCACGATACCGACATTTTTATCAGCCGCATATTTCTTCCAAGACGGGTCATTTTCTCGATGTTGCCAACCGTTGCCAAGTGGTCGCTTACCATTTGCGGGCGTAATGGTGTAACCGTTTTTATCTAAATCGTCATAAACACTACTTAACATTTTTCAACCCTTTTTTAATTTTGTTATAGGTAAATAGCGTCACGTTGTCGGTTTTGCCGTTCTTGATGTTGTAGATGGTCATAAAGCTGACGTGACATAGCGCAGCTATCTTACGCAAAGCTATCCCGTCATGCTGTTTGAGTAAGTCTTGAAGCTCATTTATAAAATCTTGCATTTTTTCTTTACCTTTTGTTGTTTATGTTGTAAATTATATTTTACATTATAACAAACTTTTTTAAAAGCAACGGAGTTATTTTATGAACAAAGAAGAATTATCAATCAGAACCGCGTCAATATTGCGCTTGCAGCTTGAGTATGACCAACTAATCATTAAAGCAGAGTTTATGCAAACGCTGATTATTAAAGAGCGTTTTGCGCTTGAATCAATTAACAATCCGACTATTGAGGAGCATTTGGGCGTTGATGTTGTGGCGGTGGATAATACGCCACCACAGCCGCAAACGCAAAAACGTGAACAGGTAGCAGTTGAAAGTGAAGAAACGCTAGAAGGCGTAAAAGATTGCCTGAAGCAACTGAGCATTAAAACAAACAGCCGTAAAATATCACTGGAAATATTGCGCAAGTTTAACGTTGAAAAAACGGTTGATTTAGATCCGCGCGATTATGGCAGAGTTTGCACAATGGCAGTTGAAGCATTAAACGAAATGCTAAAGGCTAAAAAAAATGACAACTAAACACGCAAAATTAGGCGCATCATCGAGTGAACGCTGGATTAACTGCCCAGCGTCAGTTCGTATGTGTGAGAACCTGCCAAACACGTCCTCTACATTTGCTGCTGAAGGAACAGCTGCGCATGAGCTTTCCGAAAAATGCTTAATGACAGCTAAACCCGCAGCGCATTATTTTGGATTAAAATTTAATGGTTTTGTCGTAACAGATGACATGGCTATGCACGTTCAAAAATACGTTGATTATGTTAACGCTGTTGGTGGCGTGTTGCTATTTGAGCAACGTGTGGACTTTAGCCGTTGGGTGCATGAAGGATTTGGAACGGCTGACGCGATTGTTATCGATGAAGATAATAAAACAATTCATGTTATCGACTTAAAATATGGCAAAGGCGTTGCTGTGTATGCGCGGCATAACACACAGGCGCAACTTTACGCGCTGGGTGCGTATGATTTATTTGCTCATATCTATGATATTGAATTTATAAAAATGCACATTCACCAGCCACGCATTGATAACGTAACGAGTTGGGAAATTACAGTTGATGAATTGCTTGCGTTTGGAGATGAAGTAAAACTACGAGCTGAAGCAACACTTGATGTTAATGCGCCATTTAATCCGACTGAAAAGGGTTGTATGTGGTGCGCAGCTAAACCCACTTGCGCAGCATTAGCACAAAAAACGTTTGAGGTTGTCACGTCTGATTTTGAAATAACAAATGAACCGCAATTACTTGCGGTTGAAAGTTTAACGCCTGAGCAGATTGCGCAAATACTCCCTAATTTGCCATTGATTGAATCATGGATTAAGAGCGTAAAAGAACACGCTTATGATTTGGCTAATGCAGATCAGCTCAAAGGCTATAAACTGGTAGCTGGCAGAAACTCACGCAAGTGGAACGCTGACGATGATGCAATTAAAAGCGCATTAACTGCTATGAATATCAACCCAATTAAAAGCGAATTAATTAGTGTTGCGCAGGCTGAAAAACTAATCAGCAAAGAAGATAAGCCAATGTTTTCAAACCTTTACGCAACACTATCAGGAAGTCCAACACTTGCAACTATTGACGATAAACGCCCAGCATTAAAAAATGTGCTTGACGATTTTGATTGATGTAAATTATAATTTACACGCCTTAACAGTAAGGCAATAAATTCTTAAATTTCTAAATTCATAAAAGGAAAAATATCATGGCTGCAATTATGTTAAAAAACGTTCGTCTTTCTTTTGCTTCACTCTTTGAACACGAAGAATACAACCAAGAAAGCACCGGCAAATATGCCGCAACGTTTCTCCTCGATAAATCTCAACACGCTGACACCATCAAATTGATTGAAAAAACAATTGCTGATTTTGCCGTTGAAAAGTTTGGCGCAGGTAAAGTGCCTAAACTTTACAAACAGCCGTTAATGGACGGTGATATGCAAGATTATGACGGTTATGCAGGTTGCATGAGCATTAAAGGGTCAACTAAAAAACGCCCCATTGTCATTGACCAACAAAAGGTCACACTCACAAAAGAAGATGAACGCATTTTTAGCGGTGATTATGTCAATGCTAAAATTGACTTTTGGTTTCAAGATAACTCATATGGCAAACGCATTAACTGTAATTTGATCGCAGTGCAGTTATTTAAACAAGGTGAACGCTTTGGCGGTGGTGATGCGTCAGTTGATGACTTTGATTCTTATGATGAAAATGACGATGATTTTTAATTGATGTTTATTTGATGGTTATTTGATTTTAACCAACTGTCAAGTAATCCTTGATAGTTGGTTTTTTAGTTTTAAAGGATTGATATGTTAGAAAAAGAAATTGAACAATACTTGTGCAAACAAGTAAAAGAGATTGGTGGCTTGTGTGAAAAGTTTACGTCACCGGCTAATCGTAGTGTGCCTGATAGATTAGTCACACTACCGCATGGGTTGATGTTGCTTGTTGAATTAAAAGCCAATGGCGAATCACCAACAAAAGCTCAACTACATGACCATGCAACAAGATTTAAATTAGGTGTGCAGGTAAATGTTTTATCATCTAAAGATGAAGTAGATAAATTTATTTTTGATTGCAAGGAGTTCATTGACCATGAAAATTGATGAAAGTTTTAAAAATTATTTTTACGACACTAATCTTTTCCCTGTTTTTTTATTTGATGACTTTGTTCAATTTTTAGATCAAAAAGGAATTGAGCATCGAGAAGGCAAAGGAGCAACCCAAGTGCTGCAAGTTAAAGTTAATGATGAAGATGGATTTAAAGTTATTTTTAGATCAAAACATGATTTAGAAAATTACACGTTTAACAAAGCACTAAACCCAATCTTCAATTTATTTTTTAATCAATAATATGAAAACGTTAACGCGCTCACAAATGCACGCATATCAAGTCACAAGCGTTGATAAAATAAAATCAACGCCTAAGTGCGCATTATTTCAACAATGCGGCTTAGGTAAGACTGTAAGCGCGTTAACGGCTATTGCTGACATAAACCCGCAACGGGTTTTAATTGTTGCGCCTTTGCGTGTTGCCAAAACAGTTTGGCACAATGAGGCGCAAAAATGGGAGCATCTCCAGCATCTCACGTTTAGCATTTGCGTTGGTACACCAGCGCAACGGGTAATCGCGTTGCAAAGTGATGCACAAATTCACGTTATCAATATCGATTGTTTGTCTTGGCTTGTTAAAGATAGTGCAATAAAGCCTAAATACGACATGGTGATATTTGACGAATTTAGCCTTTTAAAAAGCCATTCAAGCCAACGTTTTAAAGCCTCTAAAGCATTATGCAAAAACATGGAGCGCGTGGTTGGGTTGACAGGCTCACCCGCTGCAAACTCGGTTCACGATTTATGGTCACAACTTTTTTTGCTTGATGGTGGTGCGCGTCTATTTAAGACCGTTAGCGCGTTTAGATCGCAATGGTTTGACGTTGGCTATAATCAGTACACGTTTAAACCTAAACCATCCGCCATGAGCGAAATAACAGCCAAAATTGATGATATATGTTTATCAATGAAAGCCGCTGATTATTTAGATATGCCGCCCGTTGTTCACAATGAAGTAATGGTTGATATGTCGCCAGCAGCTCACGCAACGTATAAAGAGATCCGCAAAGAGTTGATTGTTGAAGTTGGCAAAGAGACGATTGCTGTTGCTAACGCGGCTGTGCTTGTTGGCAAGTGCATTCAGATCGCAAACGGCTTTCTTTATGATGAAAACAAAAACGCGCTACATTTACACGATGCAAAGATTGACGCACTTGAATCAATCATTAGTGAAACCAACGCGCCTATTCTTTTGTTTTACACGTTTAAAGCAGATTTAGAAAAGATAAAATCCCGTTTTGATTATGTGCAAACGCTTCAAGACAATTCAGAGCAAAAAGTAAAAGACTGGAACGCAGGTAAAATCCCATTGCTTGCATGTCACCCTGCTAGTGCTGGGCATGGGTTAAACCTGCAGCAGGGCGGAAATGTGGTTGTGTGGTACGGGTTAACGCATTCTCTTGAACTGTTTGAGCAAGCTAACGCGAGAATTCATAGGCAAGGACAAACAAAAACAGTTTTTATTCACTACATTTTAGCCGATAAAACAATAGATTCGGCAGTGCTTGCCGCGTTAAAAAATAAAGAAAAGGTACAAGATGCCGTTTTTAACTCATTGAAATAATTTAACTTTTACTTTTTTATTTATTTATTTTGTAAATTATAATTTACAAGATTAAAAAGAACATTTAATATATAACCACGCTTTCAAGAAGGCGAAACAATAATAAAATAATTAAATTGGAGTAGAGATTATGAAAGCATTTAAATTAGACGGCATTATTGGAACTGTTGATCAATTTGGTTTTGTTCAATGGGGTGGAATTGGTTGTCACTTAGCAGGTTTGACAGACAACTGCGCGTTAAAAATTGCAGCATTAAAAGCAAAATAAACAACAACAAAGCGCGGTGCAAGCCGCGCATTTTAGGAGCTTAAAATGGAAATACAACTTTACTTCGACATCGTATCAAACGATGGTGTAACAATTGGCGTTGGTGCTACTGCAATGTTATCTGGTTCATATATTCCAGCAGACTTTCACCACGACATTGAAGATAATAGAGAAATTGATGTAACAGAAGTTAATTTATTTGATGAAGATGACGAAGAAATGAACTCTGAAAAACTAACTGAAATTACTTATGAGCATATTGACGATAATTTAGTTAATATTTTTAATAAAGCAGAAAAAGGCGTTGATGAAATTTACTTAAACGATTTTAAAAGCGATCACGATTACGCGGCATTAATGCAATAACAAACAACTCCTACCTCTGCCGCTAAGACAAGTGGCTTTTTTTAATACAAAGGTGATTTATGATTGAATTTTTAAAGATGCTAGACGAAACAGGCATTGCTTATGTGGTGTTTATTTTAACCGCTGTTTATTTTTGGACTAAAAGCAATAAAGCAACAACTGAGCTTTGCACGATTAAACGTGAATTATTAAAATTAAAGGCGGTTTTATGAGCGCAACATTAGCACTAACGCTGTCATTTTTGACAGTAGACACAAACATCGACAAGCGCGGCAGAACAACACAGGTTGAGCGCATTGCCTACACAACAACGGCAATACCTTATGACACGCGCCAAGCCTGCGCTAACGCCAAAGAAGAATGGAATCTTGCTGTTGGTGCTTACCAGATGTCAAAACGCCCAGCAAGGGTGATTATGGCGGTGTGTAATGACAGCGCAACGGGAGTGGTAGAATGAAAACCGATTTAATTTGGGTGGCTATTTGCTCATTTGCAGTTGGTGCATTGCTTTGCTTTATTACAATAGCAGCAACACACAGACATCATTATGAAATCATTAAAACCAATATTGGCGAGTTTATGTTACGAGACAGCAAACTATACGGGGTATATGAGCTAAGTCGAGATAATCAAGGGAACATGGTGGCGAGATGAAACAAATTCCATTAAAAGAACACCTAGAAAACCGTTTGCGCGAGCTTAAAGAAGAACGCAGACAGCTCAAACAACAAAAACTTCGCAGCATTAAAGAAACGCAGAACATTTTTCATATTTTAGAGGAGTTAAATAAAAATGGGTGAGTTAATTTTCTGGACTGGCATTGTGGTTATGATTGTTTGTTTTTTAGTGGAGTATGCAGATGGGGATTGATGACATTGCGGCACTAACGTTTGTTGTTTTAGGTTTAATATTAACTGGGGTGTGGTTATGTCATTATTAGTTAAACCAGTATCACAAACGCCCTATGTAAAACCAAACAAAAAAGATTGCCTGCACCCTTGGTGGCAAAGTTACCCAAGTAGGCATATCAGAATCTGTGGCGAGTGTGGTGAAGAACGAAAACTTTTTGATTTAGATATACAGCATCAACGATAAGGTGAAAAAATGAGTGATATTACAAAAAAAGATTTGCAATCTTTAAAAGATAGAATTTCGTATAATCCAATGACTGGTCAATTTTTTAGAAAAACCAGTCCAACCATTCCAATGGTTTTGTACAATCGTGACCGTGCAAGTTTTTTGCTTAAAGTTACCGTAAGTGGACGAACAAAATGGCATCAAGCGTGGCGTGTGGCTTTCTTTCTTGCTCAAGGTTATTACCCTGTTTACGAGGATTCAATTTGCTATAAAGACAACAATAACGCAAATTTTACAATAACCAATCTTGAAATAATTAAGAAAAGCGAAAACGAAATTACGTCAAAAGATTTTGCTAAACTTTACGGGTTATCTATTAACACTGTTAAGAAAAAATTTAATAAATTGCCTTTTGTTTACCGTGTAATAAATAGACGTGTAACACATTTTTACAATCTTGAAACAGCACTTTCTGTTTGTGCTGATCTGATACATAAAAAAATGCTGAAAGATGACGTTGAGCATATTGATGATTTAATAAAAATTCAAAAATCAATTTATGACGGCAAAGAGCGTGGCAATGACATGATTCGCGCTTTTCTTTCTACTTGGTGCAATGAAATGCCAAAACGATGGGAGATGACGTTGTGTTAACACCTGAGCAATATGTAAAAGAACAACAAGGAATATTGCGCCAATTAGCATGGTTAATCAATGCCGCTAGAATTGGTGAATTGCATACTTTAAAAATAAAAGAAGGTAAAAAATGAGCTTATTAACAAACGAACAAATTGCGGAATTGGTTGGCATTGCTAGTAACCAATCAACAAGTAAAGATTTATATGAGGAGTTTCACGATTGGAACAAAAGACAAACTGCAACACAATTTGAACCAGATTGGGATAAAACTCCTTCTAACGCAACTAGAGTTTACTTGGATGCTGTTTGGTTTAACAGTGAAATGAAAGAAATTGATCGCACAACTATATGTGGTTTTGATAGACCAGTAATCACACCACACCCACACGCAGAAATGATTATGAAATACGCAGAAGTAGCGCAAAGACGTGTTGACCCTTGGGTTGAGTTTGAATGGGGTAAAAATGATAGCCATTGGTGTAGCTGTGATAGATGGATAAATTTTAATATTGACAACTGCTACCGCCACATTGGAGAAGCAAAATGATCGCAACAACAGCTTATATTTTAATTATCGCTGTAACAACTCACGGTGAGCTTACACAATCAACAATCGATTTCGCAGATAAGGCTTCATGCGAAAGCGCGGCGGTTAGACAGGATTTTGCGTTTAAAAATTTGCAGTTTGCAGGTAGATGGAACCTAACCTGCCACCCTTATCAACTTAATGAGATTAAAAAATGATCCAGCAAATACTCCAGCGCGGAAACCGTCAAGGCATGACAATGCGCGAAATAACCGAGCTAACAGATTTAAAGCAACATCAAGTGGAATTTAAAGTTCAAAAGTTAATCAAAGACGGTATTGTGCATAAGTCTGCTGATAGAATAGACAACGCTTATTTGTACACGTTAGTAAATTATGAGCCATTGCCTGTAATTGAGCCACCTGTTGAATGTTCGCCAGTGCGATTAGATAATGTCATTAAACACTTGAACAAGCAAAAAGAAAACGTAAACTCACCAGCGCATTATAATAGCGGCTCTGTTGAATGTATCGATGCAATCGAATCTATGCTAACCAAAGAAGAATTTATCGGATTTTTACGCGGGAACATATTAAAATATCAATGGCGTTATAAGCAAAAAAACGGTGCTGAGGATTTAAAAAAGGCGCAGTGGTATTTTGACAAGTTAAAAGAAAAAGAGGGTGTATGAAATACGATTTTGAAAGCGGTAAACTTGAAGATGAGCCAAACATTAAAGCATTGCGCGGTCAAGACATGGAAGATTACATGAAGAAACTGGAATGGTTTGCAAACAATCCAATGCAGCCGATATTTGTGAGTGAACGCGCTCAATGAAACCACGATTAAAAAAGATAGGCAGAATTTGGTTATGTTACACACAAACAACGGCTGTTTGCTCTGGCTTAACACCTGAAGAAGCCTATCAAAAATGGATGATTAAAAATAAAGCCGCTGAATAAGCGGCTTTTTTATTATGGTGTTAAAAATAATTCTGCTTCAGCATTTCGTCTGCGCGTTAATCCAGCAAGCGGTTTACCCCCTGCTTTATCCCAACGCAAAAACTGTTTTGCTATTTCTGCCTTGTCGTCACCGGCTTTTAGCATTTTAACGAGTGTAGATTTAAAAAAGTTACCTGCGCCAATGTTGTAGCATAAGCAAACAAGTGCATCATATTCATTTTGTGTTAATTCAACGCCTGTTGCATTGACGGCTTTTTCGTATTGCCCAATTGTTGCGGCTAATAAAGCGATTGCCGCCCCTTCATTAGGCAACGTTCTATTTTTAGTAACTGGTGTGCCATCACCATAATGTG